TTGGGGTGACTTTGGCTGCTGTGCCAAAGGTAGTGTGCACAATTGAAGGCACTAGCTCTTCTAGTAGTTACATAGCAACAGTAGTGGGACCGACTACCACGACTGGATTTACTGCAAAGGTTTACCGCTTAGACGGCTCCGGGGCAGATACCAGCTTAAAACTAATCTGGTTCGCCAGCGACTACGCAGCATAGGAATATATGGCCGATACAGGCGAGCAGCCACACGCAAGAGTCACTCTCCAAATGCTTTATGAAAAGCAGATAGAAAGCCAGAATTTACTTATAGAGTTGACAACTAAAATGTCTACCCTAGATGGTATTGTTGGGCGAGTAAACCAGCTAGAGATCAAGCAAGCAAAGTTTGAGTGGATTGAAAAGGTAGCCTATGCTTCTTTGACAGCTGGCATTGGTGCAATCATTGTTGCAATAATGAATTTAGGCAGGATTTAATAATGGCTAAAAGACTTTCAGATTGGCGTTTGGTTTATGACGCAAAATACATAACCTCTCACTATGGAGAGATGTCTGCCTATCGCAGAGCAAATGGTATGCAGCCACACTCAGGCACCGATTGGGCCAGACCACTCGGCACACGCATACCGGCAATTGCAAAAGGAACTATTCGTTTAATTCAGTACTCAGATGTCTTGGGTTGGGTGGTGGTGCAGACGGCTATGGACAAAGATGGAATCATCTGGTACTTGGGCTACTGCCACATGGATAAGAAGCCCGGATACAGGGTCGGGCATAAGTTGCGTAAGAGCCAGACTATAGGAATTTTAGGAAATAGTGGTCAAAGTTCTGGGCCCCACGTCCACGTAACAGCGTCGAGAACCCTAAAGGGCGTGTTCGGCGTAACGTCTGATAAGGTTGACGTTTACAAGCTAATCCTAGATAATGTAAAGCGACCTGTACGAGAGGTATGCGAATGTTGCAAAAGACCCTTATAAAAATGCTTGATGGCGTGTTCTTCCTAAAGGATGAGCCAGAGTCAGCTTCCGGTCCAGACTGGAAGTTTAGGCGCAAGGTAATCTTTGGTTCTTACCGCTTGGGTTTTGCTATGATTATCTTTGGTGCATTGACTTTCCTTGTTGATCAATGGGGAGTAGGAGTAACACTAATAACTGGCGGAGTTTCACTCATCTCCATCATTACAACCGCTTACACCCTGAGTGCATCTTATGAAGATGTCAACCTATACAAAAACGAAGGAACGGATTACTAATGAAACTAATTACAAAGGAGTTTGTCAGCTACAGTGCTGAACGAGCTATTAAAACTTTTGCCCAAACCGCTATCGCAGCACTCGGTGCTGGAAGCATTGGGCTACTGACCATCGATTACGTCAACCTGTTTAGTGTTGCCGGCGGAGCTGCTCTGCTATCTCTCTTGACCTCTGTGGTAACCACCACGAGCGTCAAGAAATAACTGTCTTAGTTTTCTAAGGCGTTTACAAGGAACAGGCCCGACGAGCAAGAAGCCCCCTGCAGAGGTGACAGGGGGCTTCTTCGTTTCTAGTCTTGTTCGTCTTCGTCTTCGTAGTGCTCTTCTTGGTGACTCTTGTCCATTACTGCGTAGTTACAATAAGCGCAGTCTGGGATTCCTACCTCACAGTGCCTGTCACAGTGTGGACAAGAGAAGTTATTGTCTTCACTCAATCTATAAACAGGCTGAGAGCAGCTGCAAACGTATTGAATGGTTATATCTATGTCTAACATCTCGTTGTGCATAGAAGTAACGTAAGGACCTAAGCCAATATCTGCTTGTCCTGAAAACGGGTCGTTGGGGTAACCACCCAGCTTAGCATTCCACTTCTTGCGGAGTGACCCGTCATTTCTTTGAAAAAGGCGCTTCCACCATCCATTGCCGGTGTTTGAACCCATAGCGTTTTGCCCCAATCTTCACAAGCGTTGTGATGGAAATGATGTGTAACTAAAACATCTGCCATACCGACTTCGTGCCGGTTGGCAGCCATAACCTTAAACCAGTTAAAGACCTTGTTCCTAACATTACCAGCACCACGCCCGTAGACGCTACCGTGTGTGGTTCCGTAGTTCCAGCCTTGTATCTGGGTCAAGATTGATTCTTCCTCCTGTGCAATCTGGAAGGAGACGTGTTTCATGTTCTTATCCGCTTGCAATCCGACTTCTGCCATTTCAAATACCAGCAGGTCGTCATTGTCACCAGTAGCAGTTTTCTTGCCGTTGATGCGATTCTCGCCGTGGTTTCCCGGCACAACTACAACACGCACACTCTTGAACTGAGGAGCTAGCTGGTGTAGTCCTGACAGGATAGTTGCAACTGTAAATCTAATCTGATCTCTGCGGTGCATATCTAGGTGGAATGATTGGTTTGGGTAAATAGTGCAACCCTCAATCATGTCACCTCCACCGATGATTACAAGCTCTTCTAGGTTTCGACCAATCTTGCGTAGCTCTTTGATTCTTGCATCGGCATCAGCCATTGCAACCTTAAATCGTTCTGCAAAGGCTGGTGTTCCACCACCTTCTGCCTTGCCTGTTTGCCAGTCTGCCCAGTCAAGGACGAATGTTGATTTTTCGCCCCCCGTCTGGAAAGGCTTTCGTGCCTCAGACTTTAATCCCATTTGTTTGATAAGCGCCTCGGGATCGAGGTCAAGACGCTCTTGGTTTAGTTTGGAAACATTGAAAGAGTAAGTGTGCTTCCAAAGCATCTCATTTCGATCCCGAGACCAATACTGGCTGTGACGTTCCTTTAGAACGCCATTGACCTCAACTTTAGCTGGGTCGTGTCCAAAGATGCGTAGGATTTCTTCGTGGCTAATGTCGCTAAGCGCCTCGTCAAGACTTCCAGTGTTGAATACACCCTTGTCGCCATTCCATTCAATGCTCTGAAGCTCTTCATTGAAATGCTTCTCTGCATTAGCAAAAGATATACAATTCTTTCGGTGATTATTTAAGGTCGACTTCGCAAACAATCCATACATAGTAGAAATTGTCCTGCTAGAAGTTTCCGAATTTACATCAGCCTTTAGTTGCGGATTACCGGTTTCTCTTATTGCCTCACATACTTTACAAGTTCGCATTATTTATCTAAGTTCAACTTATTGGTCCACGTCTTGCCAGCGTCTCCACCCCAAGCGTCCCAAGCAACCCTACCCGGTGAGGGGTAGTTCTTTTCTCCTGCGTTGAACCCTTCTGCCTTTCTGTCTGTAGTGTGCCGAGCGAAGTAAGACTTCATTCTTACAGCGACTTCTCTGGTGACAGAGCCACCATTGGCGAGCTGTATTGCCCTACTACGACCAGTGTCGGTAAATTCGTCACCAGCCTTACCATCGGATATCCACTTCACAGCTCTAGTAGCTGCATTCTGAACGCCCTCTGGAATTTTATACTTCTTCTCTGCTTCTCTAACTCTGATAGTTTCTTGAAAATACTGAGGTGGTATCATCGCAAGACGGCACAGACCTTCTTCTTCTATGTCTGCATTGACAGCACTGCACTCAAAGTTTCCGCTTTCCTCGAAGTGAAAGACACAGTTGCCACACTTGATGCCGTTTTCTTTTTCCTTGTTCTGTGCCGGTGACATATAGCCAGCGTAGACACTGCTACTGGGTCCTTGAAAGCGACCATATTGGCTCACAACGCCGATCATTGCATCGACAAGTGCTTTTTCATCACCTTCAAGTTGAACGTAAAGGTCTTGGCTAACTTCTTTAATTTGTCTTGCTTCGACCATTCGTTTGTCCCTTAGGTGTTCTCCGCCAATCTCAACCTTTTCCTTCTTGGAGATAGCAACCATTTGTTGAGTTGCTGACTTCTTGGTTGAATGAGCTGCAACAAGTTCAAAGTTCTCCCTGACTACTGCCCACTTCGGGCAATCAGGATGGGACTTTGTAACGTAGTATTGCAAACTATGTCCAGCCTTTCAAAAGAGTTGGCATGTGTCTTTTGTTCCTCAAGTAAATTATACCGTGACGTGTCGAATCATTGACGTGTTGCTGGCCAACGGTGTAAAATCCCATCTTCTTTAGCCTTTGATCGTCGCACAGTGGCTTCAGCTTAGGCTCTTGGTAAACTATGTCAAACCCTTGATAGAGAGCCTCTAAAGCGCCTATAATGTATGTCGGTGAAAGGTTGGCCCCGTGTATGCCCGGCCTAAGGGTGAAGGACTCACAAACAATTACGTCTATCGGCGTGTCGAAATCCTTTTGCCAAGCAATAAAACCACTCAAGTCGTCTTTGACCTGAATGGTTTCTATAATCGATATGGACTTCTCATCTGCCCTGAGCAGTGTTATGCCAGTAGTTCCTCCGGGATCTATGCTGAGAATTGTAGTAGTCATATTATAATTTTTGCACTAGGGCATAGCAGTGAAATGCTAGCGGGTATCTGTAGCCAGCTTGGAACTTGCTTGCGTGAAAGGCAACTGCTTCTGGATCTTTCTTGACATCTTCAAAACTGGCGTTCTTGTCGTAAGTGTCCACTTGAAATCTTTCTGTGAATTGTTGACTTGGGTATTCCAGATATCCTTGAAAGCATATCGGCAGAAGTCCCGTCAGATGTAATCTTTTTTACTGTCTGCCAATCAACTTGGTCTATGTCTTGCTGAAAGATCAAGTCTCTAATCTCCTCAAGATGTTGGGGGTTTAGCTTACCACCGGTGCGAGAAGTCCTCTGGACAATTCTGCTAAGCGTTGCAGGGCTCTTGCCACACATATTGCTTATCTGCCTAATTGAGAATACGTTCTTCTCTGTAAGCTGCACAATTGTTCCACGCAACTCTTCTTCTCCATAAGAATCTGAGTTGTCTCTGAGTCTTATAGCCATTGCTATTGCGAATAAGCTGTCTTGCTGTTTCATACTTGGGTCTCCAAAAAGGTTTTGTGGTTGTCTACATAGAGTCTGAGTCTGCCCTGTGAGCGCAATGACTCAACCATCTCGTCGAACTCACGCTTACGCTTGGAACCAAACCGGCGGAACACTTCATCGAACCTAACTTTGCCACCCTTGTTGGTCACAAAGGCTTCCAAATCATCGAGCTCTCTTTGCCACTCTGATTCACTAATTGATTGAGCCATACGAATCAGATTTGCAAACCAGTTTTCTGAGTAGTGAATTGCAACCAAGACGTGATGCATCTGAACTTCGTCACTCTTGTCATACATAGAAAGAAGAACTGCAATCTTCCAGATCGAAAGAGCAAGTCTCTGGCGAGATGGCTCGATTGATTCCTCTTGTGGGTGACCCTCAACGAACAGACCCATATCCCACTTGAACTGGTTGAACCTCTTGAGTGCATCATCGGTCATTCTGATTGGTCTAGGGAATGGAGCGCCCTTCTTTTCCCAGTAAAGCTTTGAGTGATACAAAGAAGAGACAATCTCATCCATCTCGTAGTCTTGTGTAACTATTGATTGGTCTTCAGGAGCCTGTTCGATTGCCTCTTTTTCAAAGGTCTTCTCTGGAGCGTCTGCAACCACATAAAGGAATCGAGCTAGGAACCCAGAGCGGAAGTAGTCAGCAGTCAAAATTTCAGAGACTTTACTGGTGATGCCCATCAAATACATAATGAAGTTTGTCTCTGCCCTGTCAGACTGAACCGCAGAAGTTGCTGTCTTGCCACCAGTAGACCGAATAACAACTGGCACAGAGCCGTCATAGAGCTCAGTGAACTGGTCGGCAGCGTTTGCCATATAAGTCTTAGTCATAAACTCTTTGAACATTCCCTGAACTTCGTCCCTGTGGAACATAGAAGTAAGACCATCACGGGCAGATAGGTGCTTGACCAATCCTTCTGCGGTCACGTTAGAGCCGATGTCAATCTGGTATCCAACGTAGTGCTCGTAAGCTCGAAGCATACGAAGCATTAGCTGTCGGGATGTTGACTTGCGGCTAAGAGTTGTTTCGCCCAAGACCATAAACCAAAGGTTCAATCCAAGCTTTCCATACTTGGGTGTGCCGTGCCCCGTGTCTGCAAAAGCAGAAGACAGAAGCGTAAAAGCAGATGCGATCTGAAACTCTACAGCGCCATCGGTCTTCTTGCGAGCCCAAGCAACATATCGGTCAATGAATGTAGCTTGGGAGCTGGCAATCTCTCGCTCCTCAGGTGTTAGGAAGTCGATAGCTTTGGACTCATCGGTAGGCACAATAGAGTCAAGCTCTTCCAGCGCATCAAAGGGCTTGTCTGGAATGTTGTAGGACTGCTCAGCTCTTTGGACTTCACGCCACAAGTCGCCATCAGCATCAGGTCGTCTCTGTCTAGTAGAGATGTGATACTTATTGCACTTAGCGTGACGTGCAACTGTGTAAACTTCTTCTGCCGTAAGACCTATGCGGAAAAGCTCAAGCTCAAGCCTCCAAAGGCGCTTAGATAAATCCGCCCCCACTGGTGGGGTGTCCATATACAAAGACATAATGTTGCCGGTAGCTGGAATCTTTCCAAGCACCTCAATGATTGGGGGTGTATCTTTTGGTGCTTCAACGCTTCCTACTGAGTCAGGAGCAGGAGCAACATCTATATCTTTGTAGACATCCTCAAGCTCACCTATTGAATAGATCAATCCAGATGAGTCGCCAATAACGTCTTGGTTGTTCTCATACTTTGTGTTCTTGCTTCCCGGAATGCGTAGTAGCTTAGTTGGATTCCAACCAGACACGTCACAGCCTTGATTCCTGTGTGCGTATGCAATCTTCTTAGCTAAGTTAGCCACTCTTGTTGGGTCACCGGCGCTCTCAAGCATCCAGTATGAGTGCCAGCGACCTTCTGAGGTCTGCACGTTGATGCTTGGTGGCATCCTAAAGTTGTCTGGGTTGCAAGTATCGGAGTCGGCATAGACAGAAGAAACGGAGGTAGCGTGTTCACGAATGCGTCTTTTTTCTGCGAAAAGAATCGGAGAGAAGTAGACATCCCCAGCAGACATTGACTCTGCATACTCGACCATCTCTGAGAACTCATCAGGGTAACTGAAGAACTTCTGCACAGTGGGTTGCCCATTAGAGTCTTTGGTGACCACGGTTGCGTAGCCCGCAGCCTCACCCAGTATTGACTCTAGAAACTCTTTTGCCTTCATTTTCTCTTCTCCTCTTAGAAGTGTAAATAAAAATAGCTGGATAGGACTTACGATATCGAGCAACGAATTAGTGTTGTCCTATCCAGCGGTCCCCTTTTGGGAGTCGAACCCAATACGCCAACACGAAAGAGGAGGGAGGTTAGCGTAATCCAATAAGGGGTAATGTGCGTTGTTTACGAGTCGCACCCCTCGTTCGCCCGTTTGTTACCAGACATCTCCGGACTCAGTTGCACCGATATCGGCAAGTGAAGAAGCGCCTGATACCGACTTGACAAAGCCAGAGACATTGTTATCAGCCGAGTAGTCACCCTCAGCTTCACGGATGGTTACCTTGACATCAACTGCTTTTCCAAGCACATCTCTGATATCAGGAACCTCGAACTCGCCCTTTACATCGTAGTCAAGCGCTTGGAAGAAGCTCTGTGTCTTCCAGAAGTCACCTGCAACATAAAGTGGAATGTATGCAAACAAACGACGGTTCTCAGTAGGACCTTCGCTTACTCGTAGCTGAACATTCCAGCGTGGTTTTCCAGCGTTCTTGCCGGAGCGAACCTCCTCAGCCTTAGCGTCGAAGATCGTGCAAGAATAAGTTCCTGCTGGTATCGGACCTAAGTCCGATGTTTGTGATGTGTTTACTACTGCATCCGTTGGGACGCTTATTGTAAATGACATTATTTTTTAGCCTCTCCTATTTTTCTGATGGTTTCTAGTATCTTCTTGAAGCTTGGGTCATACATCTTGGCTGGCAATCCAAATCGATTACCTGATACCAACCTGTCTGAACCTTGAAGATACAGAGCTCGCCTGATGTTATCATCAGTTCGCTCACTTGTCATATAGCCAATGATGTCTGGTATCGCTGGCAGGGTTCCTCGCATTGAGCCGGGGAGCATCGGCACAGTCTTCACTGCACCGGTGGAGTCGTCCTTCTCATCTTGAGCGTGAGCAATGAAGATGGTCAAGAATGGTGCGTGGTGCAGATTGCGAGTCAGCTTGTTAGCCCACTCTTTTAGGTCTGCCCACTTGCCAAAAGTGTTCTTGGCGTTTTCTGTCTTCTCTTCAAATACCTTCTCTGCTCGGTTCATCGCAACTCCAAGCGTGTCAATAATGACAGTCTTGTATTTGTGTTTCACCGTTAGCAGTTGCTCCACAGCAGCATCTAACTGCTGGTGTGTGTCAACCGCCAATACATCTACGTCCTTCCAGTCTCGGGCAATAGCAGTAGCGCCACCCTCAATGTCAATCAGTAGAACTGGGCTAAGCTCAGCAAGTTCGCTGGCTGAAGCAGCCAACCAAGTCTTACCGTTCTTAGGGTCACCGTATATCAATACGGACTTAGGTGTGTTTAGCACCTCAGCTTTCTTTACGGCTTTAGCGAAAGCTAATTCCGGAAATTTTGTTTCTGTCATTTCATCTCCTTGTTGTGTCATTTTTAGATACTAGCACGAATATGTTTCATTCGCAATAGCGTGTCGGAATTATATTCCAACCCTGCACTTGAAACATTCTGGGTCTCTGTCAAAGAGCTCAAGGTCACGGCTCTCCTGTAAAGCTGACCACACATTTACCAATCTGTCCCACATTGACTGTGCGAACTCCTCTGAGTATTCAAAGGTGTGCGACCATACATCAGCCTCAGTTGTGCCATCTCTGTTGATGAACACCAAGCTAAGGTTGTCTATCCTTGTGCCTGACCGATTCAATCCCCAAGCATAGAGCTGTGTTTGTGCAACATACTTCTTGATTGTGTATGCACTGGCAGAGTCTTTGCCACTAGGGTCGTCAATCATCTTCTGAAGCTTTCTTGACTTGTCCCTAGTCGATGTCTTCCAATCGATCAAGTGGTTGTGCTCAATCAGCACAAGGTCTGGCTTAGAGTTGATTTTCCCGTAGCCTTCGATCTCTCCGAGGAAGATCTTTTCTTCGACCTTAGCACCGGTAAGCTCTGGGAACTGCTCTAGGTCTGCTCTCTCTATTGCATCTTCAAGATACATATGAGTAGCTGTCCCGAGCTTACCCCCAAGCCAATACTTTACATACTCTTCTTTAGATGATATCAGTGCTTGAGCGAGGTGATAGGTGCAAGGGTCTGAAATTTGACTTGCTCCTACCTTTCGTTGTAAGTCTCTTTCTGATTTCTGCGTAAATAGTCGCAAAGTCAGCTGCCTTACTTCGTAATCTGTTAGCAAGTTCCTTTACCTCCTCAGGTCTGTTGTGTGCTCTTACTGTTGTGGTTCTTGAAGACTCTCTACTTGTGAAATCTATGCCTCCCCAAACACCATACTCTTCATCGTTCTCAATAGCAAATATTAGACAATCTTTTATGACGGAACAGTTTCCGCAGATAGGGGTTACTGCCCTAGATTCCTTGATTGACTCTGGAAAGAACGCATCTGGGTCGGTCTGGCGACAGATGCCTTCTTGTTGCCACAAGAGCTCACTAGCGTAGTTGCTCTCGTATAAAGCCTTTAGTAAAACATCCTTTTCCATTTTGATCTCCTCATTCAAACAGCTCTTCTATGTATGTTACCGATGTGAAGTTGATGCCACCCCACACTCCCCACTGTTCGTCATTCGCAACTGCGAACTGGTAACAAGCTTGGATCAATGGACACTTGTGGCAAAGTTCTTCTGCTTCATTGTCCTCTAAAAGATGAGGTTTGTCAATGTAGGGTTCTGGGTTCTCCTTGCAGGCCAATGTGTCTTGCTGGAGTTGCAGGTGTTGAAGCCTTTGGAAAGCTCTGGTAGCTTCCGGCTTCGGCATCAGTGTTGTTTCATCAATTCTCACTTTGGGCGACATAACAATAGTTTTCCACAGGTTGTGAATAACTATTAGTTATTTCAGCGTGTTTCGTAATTACTTTTTTCCATCGCCTTTAGTGATTGAACGACTTCTCGCATAATCTGTTCCTTGTATTCGTTTCGAAGTCCGAACTGTGCGTATCCTGTGTTCGCTCTAACTTGGGCCTCAAGCTCAAGTATTGCTCCTCTGATACCACTTTGGTATCCAGAAAAATATGCGTTGTGAGATGTCATATGTATTAC